TTTTTAGAAGAAAGTATAAACAAACCTAACTTTAGAATAGCCTGCTCCTACTTGTTCAATTTGTGTAATCATCTTAGTTAGATTTTCTTTCTGCGAACCAACGTTTTCTAAATAGCTCTCATAGTCCTTTAGTGATTGCAACTCGACTACATATAGCGAACTTTCGTCATGTAAGTAAAAGAAAATATCTTTTGTTAAGTTAGTTGCTTTTCCTGTATCGTCTTTCACGTTTAAAGTGGACAATCCTTTGATCTTTTCCCCACTTGTGTCTCGCAATAACGTGTATAGCTCCGTATCACGCACTACGTCAAGCATTTCAGGGAGTGTTCTACCGAATAAGTATTTTGCTTCTTTAGGATAACCATAGCCATCATAATTCAACTGGCTTTGATCCGTTAAAGGAGAAATGTTTTCCCATACTCCTTTAGCTTCGTCAAAGCCTTCCACAAAGCCGTATAAATCAATTCCCATTGTTTTTAGTATTCCTTTCGTTTCTATTTATCATTCATTTGGAGGTTCAGGGAAGCTAGTCCAAAAAATTACTTCTTCTTCCCCAAAGTTTTCAAAACCAACCCCATCTTCATATTCTATCCAAGTATCTGTAGTTACCCCACTTTCAGGGGTATAAACCAACACTTCCTCGTCAATCTCAGGGGCTACTCCTTCCCAGATACTTGTCACTTTATCTCCAAAGAACTCTTTTTCTTCGTCTGTCAGTTCTCTTGCTACTAATTTATTCCATTGTACTTTATCCATTTTTCCACCACATATACTTCTAATTATCCTTCTAGCAACTCTGGATTTTCGTATACATTGCCAATGACTTCAACTGCAACTCCAAAATCTTTAGCAAATAAGTCAAGATATTCAATATCTACTGTTTCAGCAAAATAATTTCTTTTTCCATCTACTTCTACATAAAACCCAAGTAAATTATCCCTTTTGATAACTAAATTATCAGTATATGTTGAAATTACATCCCCTTCAAAGATCTCTTTGCCATTTTTATCAAGCAAGCCCAGTGAAAAACCCAATGTTTCAGGATCTACAGAACACCACTCTCCAATAGTGATATACTCGTCATTCGCCTCTACAACCTCATTGATAATGTAAGACACTCTTCCATCTTCAATGAGATAACCACGTTTCCACTCACCTTTACTTTCTTCGTGAGTGGAAATACCTCTAACTGTTAATTTCTTCATTTTATTTCCTCTTTTTTAACATTTTGTTTATGGTTATATTATACACCCCAGTTTACCCTTTGTCAACTATTTTTATTATCTTTTTGTGTTTTTGCATTATTTTTTAATGGTGCGCGTGATATAATAAAAACTTTCAAGCGTACCAAGGCATTTCAGCTCCTAGCACCTCGAAAGTTTGGTTATTTTTATCAATCTTTTGTATTGTACCCAAATTCATGATCCGTTGCATTGTATTCAGCAATATATTTACTTTCCAACTCTAACAAGTCTTTTTCTGAGCCTTCTTCTAAAACGTCTATAACTTCATAAGTCCACTCAGTTATTTTGCTGTTTTTCATTGCTTCATGGAAATAACTACCTGACTGTGCCTTGAAATGTTGAAACCAACGAAAAATAGGGTGATTTACTGTTTTACCAATATACACTTTTCCTGTTTGCTTATGAGTTATCTTATAAATAAAGCCAACCACTCTACCATTTCTGTAAGTCCTATCATCTTCTTTAAGACAATTTTCGTAGTATTGTTCTTCATGTTCCAAACAACAAAAATAATATCCACTATAATCATTGTTTTTTAGTTCAATACGACTTACAGGGTTTTCTCCGCAATATTGACAAGGTATTTTTTCTTTCCAAAACGCTTCCCATTGGCTATCTAATTCATATATATTAACATAAAAGAACTCTTTGTCTATCGTCCGTTGGGGAACTTTATCAAAAAAATATTCTGGATAATCATTTTTAATTTTATCAAGCACATCACGTTTTGTATCATAATCATAATACAATTTCCGTTCTACTTGTTCAGAATAAAAATCCCCCTTATTTTCTTTCCTGTGATTTATTCTTACAAACCAATTTGCCATATCGTTTTTTCTAACTTTTTGCCTTTCGCTCAACTTCTTTTAAGTGGTCTGAGATATTTTTATCAAACAGCTTATCTGCTAGATCTTCAATTTCCTTTTGTGTCATTTTTCGTTCACTCATTGTAAAATCTAGTGTTTCTCCTGCAATCAATAAGCTATTTTGGTATTCAAGAAATGTTTTTAGCGGTTCTGCACTTGCTTCTTGTTCTTCCAACCAACCAAAAAGATCCGTCAAATCAGTAGCAACAATTCCTGTACTAGTCTTTTTATGTTCTACATTCACACTAAAAAGGTCGTAGTCTAGCGTGTAAGTTATCTCTTCTCCACTACTTTTATAGTTTTTTACAATCATTTTCCCCTCTCCATTTTTCAACTAACTGCATTACTAACTTCCCAAAAAACATTTTAAGAATTACCTGTCGGTCAACATTTTTGTGAGCAAACCTAGCTCTATGCAATTCCCTTGCTAATTGGATCACAAACCATGTTTCAATCACAAAATAACCAATAAATACGATCCATAGAAATGTTTTGGCAATTAGGAGATCAGACATTTTTATTAAGATAATTCCAAAACAATCAAACCCCTTCTCCACTATATAAGGGAGAAAAAAGATAGATAAAACACAAGGCAAAATACCAACATTCCTATACCTGAAATAAAAATTACTTTTCTTCATACTACTTCCCCTTTGTGACTTCTTCTGCTTTCTTGCCAAAATAGCTCAATTTCATGTTTAGCAACAACAAAAATTCATAAGGTGCATTAAACATGATCTCAAAGCCTCTCTGCTTGCGTGTGTCAAACCATGACATATTTTCCTTGTCAAAGTCTTTCCGTTGCTGTAGGGCTTTAAAATCCTCCTTATAGACGATAAATTCGTCACCAAGATCTAAAATATCATTTACAATCTTTTCAAAACGATTTTTTCGATAGTTCTTAATCTTGTGCCAAATATACCGTTTCTTATTATTGATCTTGATATAATTTTTAGACTTCTTCCAAGCGTGTACTCCTTTTTTTGGTACACCATTTTCTTCGTAGTTATCAGGATTGTTCATTCGTCTTGAATTTTCAAGTTTTGCGTCCAACTCCGCCAATTTTTCTGAATATCCCAGATCATTCGTTAGATCAAATCGCAATTCTTTGTTTGAACTTTCGTTCTTTGCAACGACTTCTAACTTGTCTACATCTAGTGAAATTACAACCTTCCCTTTTGCAGGAAGAGTTTCTTTCGTTCCATAAGGTACACCATCAAATACAAACAAGCCATAGTACTTCCATGTATTATCTTTTACTAGGACACGTTTAACCGCATATAGAGCTAGTTTTTGTGTTTTTAGGGCATAAGATAGTCTAATTTCATCATCATTTCGGAACTTCCAAGGAAGAGTGATCTTATTTTTGCGTTTTCCAAATGAAATACCTTCTAGTGAGACATTATGGTTTTGTTTTCTGTACCAAATAGTCGTAAAGTCAATCATTCTAGGAACTTTCAAAAAGTTATCACTATCTGACTGACTTCTACGTTTTAAATAGGCTTTTTTAGTAGCTTGCGCCATATTTTCAACGTTAGACCAGTCAAGAATACCCTCTTTTGAGTAGCGTTTGTACATAACGCTTACCTGCCCCATATTGTTGTAGTCAACAAATTTTCCACTATTCAAACCACAAACATTATTAAGAGCGATCCAACCTTCTTTTAGTTCATCTGATTTTTCCTTATACTCTGCTTTTAATGCTTTTTTCAGCTCTTTGTCTTTAGTTTCTTTTATTTTTTCTTGTAGTTCATTCAATGTTTTAGTTTCTTCTGCAAGATATTTATAATCATCAGAAGATTGTCTACGATATTCTTGTCTGTTGAAATAGTTTACCATTTCACGCTTCATTTTATACCCATATTTAAAGATCTTTTCAAGGTAGTCCGTGTACCCTTTTGGATCAATCTGTACTTTTAACGTATAAGTCATATTCCCTCTTTTTTAATTGTCTAAATTCTTTAGTTCTAAGTCAGCAAGATATCGCAAGTGTTTCATAGTAACTTGACATTTCTTATCAAAATACTTTTCCCAAAAGCTCTTTGTTGCTTTACCATATTTCCAATAAAATTCCGTTCCTATTACTTCCCCTAGAACAGTATCATCTGAAAGTTGTTTAGTTTCGTTCAAAAAACCTTCAATAGTTTCTCTCATTTATTCTTCCTCTTTCTATTTTTATATTTATATTATACACCTACGATAAAGACTTGTCAATTACAAAAATAAAAAAGATAGTTGTTACCTATCTTTTTTACACTTTTCTATTTTCTTCTAACCATTTGTTATAGGATAATTCTGAATTATATTTATCAACTACGTTTTGTAACGCTTTTAAAGCCTCTTTTTTCTCTTTTTCTCTAATAGAAGAAATTGGAGGAACTAGTGTTTCAAAAGCCCAATCATACAAACCAACAAATTGATTAGTTAGCATATATACTCCGTTTTCCTCTTTGCAGGTCAAGGAAATAAATTTATCTGGGCTATTTTTACTTAATTTTTCAACATTTCTCAACGTTTCTTTAAGAAAAGGCAGACAATCTATTGTTACTTGTTTCTTACCTTTTGATCTTATATAAACAACAAAAAATACACAAGAACAAATTATTGCCAACGTACAAAATACAAGAAACGACAATGAATTATTAAATAAAAACATCATTTTTTCACTTAAAGCAAGTATTAAACAAATAGTAGCAGTAGGTATAAACAATGCTTTTACCAAAGTCAATAGTTGCTTATTAATTTCGCTATCCAATAATTCTTTTTTCTCGTATAAATACGCCAATTTTTCTTTTAAATCCATTCTGCAAATGCTCTGCTTTCTTTGTGATGATTACTAATAATTTACATTATAGTTATATTATACACCTCTTTAAAGTTGTTGTCAAGTGAATTTTAGATTAAACACAACAAAAAAGCGATATACAAAATTGTATACCGCTTTTCCTGATTATCTCATGATTTTATTTTGCAGACTTAGAAAGAACTCTAATTAGTTTTCTTTCTTTTTGTAAATCAACGCACTTAAACCAAGCACACCAAGACCTGCGATAGCAAGAGCTGTTCCTGCTTCTGA